CTACTCAATCAGCATTGGATTTGAAAGCTACACAATCAACTACTTACACAAAAGTAGAAAGCGACGCGGCTATTCAAGCAGTTGTTAGCACAGCACCTGCTGCATTAGCTACATTGGTCGAACTCGAAACTCTATTGGCAACCGACGGATCCGCAGCCGGTGCGTTGACTACAGCCATATCATTGAAAGCTCCGATTGCATCACCAACATTCACTGGTACTGTTACTGGTATCACATCAGCTATGGTTGGTTTAGGTAATGTTGCTAATACATCGGACTTGTTAAAACCAATTTCAACTGCTACTCAAACAGCATTGGATTTGAAAGCTTCATTGGCATCACCAACATTCACGGGTACAGTTGCTGGTATCACTGCATCGATGGTTGGCTTAGGTAATGTTGCCAATACAACAGACTTGTTAAAACCAATTTCAACTGCTACGCAAACGGCATTGGATTTGAAAGCTTCATTGGCATCACCAACGTTAATAACCCCAATATTAGGGGTTGCATCTGCAACGACCGTTAATAAAGTTACCCTATCTCAACCAGCGACCGGTGCTACCCTCACACTTGCTGAAGGCGCTGTATTAGAAACGGTTGGTGCACACCGTGTAACATTAACCGCAACTGCACCAACAAATGTAACATTACCAGTGACTGGTACATTAATTACCAACACGGTTGCAACATTACCTTCATTGTCATCGGTTGGTACAATTACGACTGGTGTTTGGTCTGGTAGTTTCGGTGTAGTATCTGGGGCAGCATTAACAAACTTAACAGCGTCAACGATAGAAGGTACACTACCGTCGGTTGTTCTAGGAAACAGCAATGTATATATCGGCGCAACCCCAATTGCGTTGAACAGAGCAACCGGTTCTGTTACACTGAGCGAAGTTAGTATAACCGGTGCGGCTGGTGCGTTGACCACAGCAACCGGTGCGGTTAGTGTACAATCGGCGACAGCACCGACAGCTGGTCAAGTGTTAACTGCAATCAATGGAACATCGGCTGAATGGACATCAATGTCATTAGGGTCAACCGACTTGAGCACGGCAACTGGTACGTTAGGGGTTTCAAACGGTGGTACTGGTACTACCACATCGACTGGTACGGGTTCAACCGTGCGAGGCACAAGTCCGGCCATCACAACTGCGTTAACGACACCGAGCACATCTTTTAGCTTAGTTAACTCAATCGCAACAACGGTTAACTTTGCTGGCGCAGCGACAGTCGTCAATATTGGTTCTGCATTACCGGGCACAACAACTATCAATAATGATTTGGTTGTTGCTGGTAATATCACATTCGGGTCGGGTGCAACTCAGTTGAGTGCGACTGTGATTAACATTGATGACACGCTAATCTATATGGCCGATAACAACATCGCTGATACGTTAGATATTGGTTTTATTGGTGCATATGACAATGGCGTTCACACACATACTGGTATCGTTCGTGACGCGACCGATAAAGTTTGGAAATTCTTTAGTGGTTTGACTGCAGAACCGACTAGCAATGTAATAGATTTCACCGGCGCGGTGTATGACAACTTGCAAATTGGTAATTTGGTAACAACTGGGATCAATAAAGTTGTAATCACTGCACCAGCCAATGGTGCTACTATGACATTAGCCAACAATTCATCGTTGGTCACGGTCGGCGGTAATAGTTTAACATTAACAACGTCAGGAACCACATCTGTGACATTACCGGTGTCTGGTACGTTATTAGCTGACAGTTATTCTGTTCTATTAGGTACTACATCGGTTCCGTTAAACAGAGCAAGTGCGGCGTTAGTATTAACTGGCGTTAGTATTGATGGGTATGCTGGGTCTTTGAAAACAACTGGTGGTGCTGTAGTCGTAAGCGCAGCCGCAGCGCCGTCAATCGGTCAAGTATTGATGGCTACCGGAGCAACTGCTGCTACGTGGCAAACTCCAGCGGCTGGTGGTACTGGTACAGTAACGTCGGTTGCATTAACAGTGCCTTCATTTTTATCAGTGGTAAATAGTCCAGTTACAACGTCGGGGTCATTAAATGTTACCTTATCTGGCACCGCATTACCAGTATTGAATGGCGGGACCGGTACAACGACATCGGTTGGGTCTGGTTCAGTTGTGTTGGCGTCAAGCCCAACATTGACAACTCCATCATTGGGTGTCGCTAGTACAACATCGATCAATAAGGTGGCAATCACGGCGCCAACAACCAGTGCTACCTTGACATTGGCTGATGGTTCTTCATTGATCACCACAGGTGCAAATAGTTTAACATTAACAACGTCAGGAACCACAGCCGTGACATTACCGGTGTCTGGTACGTTATTAGCTGACAGTTATTCTGTTCTATTAGGTACTACCTCGGTTCCGTTAAACAGAGCAAGTGCAGCGTTAGTATTAACTGGCGTTAGTGTTGACGGGTATGCTGGGTCTTTGAAAACTTCTGGTGGTGCTGTAGTAGTAAGCGCAGCCGAAGCACCGACAATCGGTCAAGTATTGATGGCTACTGGGGCAACTGCTGCTACATGGCAAACTCCAGCGGCTGGTGGTACTGGTACAGTAACGTCGGTTGCAGCATTAACTGTTGGTTCCACTGGTACGGATATAACATCAACGGTGGCGACTGGTACAACAACTCCAGTTATCACTGTGAACGTTCCGACCGCATCTGCATCTAATAGAGGCGCGTTAAGCGCGGCAGATTGGACCACATTTAATGCAAAAGCTCCGATTGCATCACCAACATTCACTGGCACGGTTTCTGATGCAATTGGTAACTTACGTTCTATACCACAAAGCAATAAATCAGGAGCATATACACTGGTTGCTGCCGACAATGGTAAAAACATCAACATCACGACCGGTGGTGTTACTATTCCAACTGGTGTGTTCGCCATTGGTGACGTTATTAGTATATATAACCAGTCGGATTCAACCCAGACTGTAACATGTAATGGTCTATCTGGATATGTTGCTGGCACAACCGGCACGAAGACATCAGTTACACTAGCAACACGCGGTGTGTTAACTATAATGTTCGCGACCACAACCGAGATCGTGTTATCCGGAAACATCTAATTAATTTAGGTTACTAGATGTAGAAAAGCCCACGCTAGCGTGGGCTTTTCTTTTTGTGTAATTTATTCGTCTATTTCCGATTGAACTTGCGCAGACCAATTGACTTGTTATTGTCGACTGGCTGTTTGTTATGTACCCCACGGTCTTTTGGCACGGCTATTATATTAAATGCAATTGAAATGCGTTCCAAATCATGACAATTAGTTGTAACCGAATGCGGTATATAAGACGGCCATAACAAGATTTGACCTTCTGTCGGTTTCAAGTGGATTGATTCAACGGTGTACGCATTCTTTTCTTTTGTTAAACCGCAACCTTGCCACATGCGATTGATACCTTCATTTTGAATAACCAGTTTCCCACTATCCGGTGGGATTTGTAGGTAGAAACAACCAGAAAAAGTTTCGCCGTGTACGTGGTCGACATTCATGCATGACCGATTATCGTTGAAATTCGACCAAGCAGTTGTAACATACACCTCACAATCCACAAAGTTTAAATCATGACATGCTTGATTAGCCATTGCACCAATATAGTCAAACAATGGTCGTAGTTCTTCGTAGTTCTGTAAGGTTGAGGTTGAATGATACCCAGTGATATTGGATACCTGTATACCACTTGGTTCTTGCTCCCGTAGGATATTAAGAGTTTCGATAAACACCAATTGATGTTTAGCAAAGTTCGGTAGTACTGATTCCCATATAGGTGTAGTTGATAATGGTTGTAATTTCATGTGTAATTTCCAGTGGTATTAGTTCCTGTATTTATTTTCCAAAATACAGTCGGTAGCAGGCCAACCATTATTTTTAAATTAATTGAAATATATTTGACGCGGGACTCAGCATTTGGTAATAGGTGAAATTGCTAAATATTGGGAAGACCCGAAATAACATACCAAGGAGAAAATATGTTAGCACTCACAACCGAAATTGAGACATTAGATGGCACTGTAAAAACAATCAGTCAGTTGATTGATGAAGCCGACAATGGGATTGAAAACCACGTATACACCTGTGATTTAGATGGGAGAATCACACCGTCTAAAGTTTTGTTCGGTAATACTGCACAATCACCAACCGTTGATTTGATGTTTAACCATGGGTTAAGCCTGAACTGTACAGCTGACCATGAATTTCCGGTTCATTCGGTCGGATATAAGCAAGCTACTGACTTAACACCAACTGACATTGTCGCTGGGTGTAGATTCAATCTGGATAACACGTTGATATTCGAACATAACACTAAGATATTTATACACAGTGATTACCTGGTAAACGAAGCATATAATTTGTATCAGTTTCTATACGAACCACGTGATATTTTAAACTGGTTACCAGAAGAAGCGGGTGGTATTCACGAACATCTTTGGATTATTTCAACGATTACTATCACAAAAGACCAATTATGCAATCGTCTGGCAAATGATGGGTTCTTAAAAGAAATGCTGTCTGTTGCGTATTTGACGCACGCCGAAGTTGCGACCCTCATTGACCACTTCGAGCTTGAGTACAAAGACAAGACGTTATCACAGGATGAAATTGAACTATCACAGTTACTTAACGTAAACACACCAGAAGCACCAGATGGTAGGTTGGATGGGTTACTCGAGAATTTACAAGGGTATACCGGTGACTTGTTCGCCAATTGCGGAATCGAGGTCGACGGTGAACTAACAGTTGACCATTTATGTGCCGCTGCTATGCTGGTCGGCTACTCAAATGCCGATCATTTAACGTCAGTTAATCACATGCACGGCTCCAGAGTTAACGTGATTTTACCTGGTATAAATACCGATGTTGGTACTTTGGTACTCGAACACGGCGAAACAATTGGGATCCACAACGGCGTATTTGTAAACATTTAAGGTCATTATGCAAAAAACTATTAGTATTGTAACACACGGGCTACCATTTAACGGAAATTCAATTAATGAAACTGCTCTTGGCGGTTCTGAATCGGCTGTCATTTACATCGCAAGAGAAATGGCGGTCACGAATGACGTTACGGTTTATTGCAATTGCGACAAACCCGGCGTATATGATGGTGTTGATTATCGGCATGTAGATCAGTTCAATCGTGATGAAAAATCACAGGTAGATGTTCTTATTATCAGTCGATTTGCTGGATACCTGTCGGGTGCGTTGGATGCCAAACTGACAATCTTATGGTGTCATGACATTGCTGTTGAAAACATGCACTTTGCGCTTGGTGTGGTTGACCGCGTATTTTGCTTATCCGCGTGGCAAAAGAAATTGTATTGTAAACAATATGGTATTATCCCGTATAGTCATGTGTGGCAAACCACGAACGGTTATGACCAGCGAATTGTGACAGCACCGGTACCATTATCCGATAAGAAAAACAACTTCATATATGCGTCTCGACCAGAGCGCGGGTTGAAGCTGCTATTGGAACGCATCTGGCCAGAAGTGTTGGCTAAGAATGAAAATGCGATTCTTAACTTATGTGGATACGATAATGCTAATATTTCAACTGAAATGGAACTGCTGTATGCTGAAATCGATGAATTGCTTGAAACTAGCATTAATGTAAAACAGCACGGCTCGTTGACTAAACCAGAATATTATGAGTTGCTGTCGAACTGCTCGCACATGTTATACCCAACTGACTTTCCAGAGATTTCGTGTATCAATGCAATCGAAGCGCAATATAACGGGTGCAATGTTGTCACGAGTGCACAGTACGCATTGACTGAAACGGTTAAAACACCAACCAAAGTTAGAGCTGAGTACGGTTCAGATAAGTACGTTGCAGATTTCATGAAGATGCTTGATACCTATCATGATACGATTAACGTGGATGACTATTCGTGGGAAAATGTCGCAAAGTCATGGAATGCTGAGATTGATAGCATGTTCACAAAAAGATTTGAGAAAAACAAAGACCGCATTATCGACAATTTAGTTTATCATTCAGATATCGTTGCAGCGTGGAAGTTGACCGGTGATCAAAAATACCGGGATATGCTTGATAAAGGCATGGTCGATAACCTGACCAAGAGTGACTTCATCGGAACTAAAAAAGACGAAGACTATTTTCTAGGTGACCGGGGACTCAAGTTAATTGACGTTGTCGGTGAGTTGATCACACCAGATAAAAAACTTACGATATTAGACCTAGGTTGTAATGAAGGTATTTTGTCATTGCCGTTGATGAAGCGGTATGCAGACAACATCGAAAAAATGGTAATGTATGATAGTAGCACTGACGTATTACAGTTTGTTGAAGAATCATACGGTGAGAAGTACCCACAAATCGAATTTATTAACGACGACGTTCGTAATGTATTAAAATATTCAATTAAACCAGATGTTGTTATTGTTGGTGAATTACTCGAACACATCGAAGACACGACCAAATTCCTAGACTTTTTAATGCAGTTGTCAACGGGCGATACCGTATTTTACTTTACGGTCCCTCGGGGTCCATGGGAAAGTATTAGCGAGTGCACCGATATTCATCACGTGCACCATTTTGAATTGGCCGATATCAAACAGATATTTAACGGCGTAAACATGACCATTGCTAAAAACAATGGAACCGTCATTGGTAAACGTGGTGAGCCGTGCGACAACTGGCTGTTTTGGTTTGTTGGAACGAAAGAGACCACATTTGGCGAAGTTGACTACGCCGATAAATGGTTGAAAACAAAGCCATACAAGAAAGTTTCAGTTTGTTTGATTACAAAAAATGAAGAAGACAACATCTCACGCTGTTTGAAATCAGTAAAATCAGTGGCTGATGAAATTATCATGGTTGATACCGGTTCAACTGATGACACATTACGCATCGCCGCTAAGTTTGTTGAAACGGTACATCATTTAGAGTGGGCAGAAGAGGACGGCTTAGGTAGTTTCTCACACGCACGTAACCACGGCATTGATTTAGCTACTGGTGATTATATATTGTATATCGACGCCGACGAGGAACTACTCGATGGTGGTTCGATGTTCAAGTTCATTGGCAATTCATTCTACGATGCGGTGGTAGTCACACAAATGCAAATGTGTAGCCGAGATAGACTCAGTCATATGAGTATATTACCAGATGAAAATCACCCGAGATTGTTCAAAAATGACGGCATTCGATTCACTGGTGTTATCCACGAGTATCCTACCAGAAATGGCGAGAACCCACTGGTGAAAGTATTGTTCCAACAGAATGCTAAAATGCTACATTACGGTTATAGTAACATTAACACAATGCACTCGGTGAAAAACGGTAGAAACACACCGCTTGTATTTAAAAATGCGAAAACCCACCCGGATAGACCACTTGCGAAATACTATGTTTTAGCAGAAATGGTTGATAACATGCCGGCGTATTCCTCACACTATTTGGACGAGGCATACACATATTGGAAACGTGAGTTGAAGTTTTGTCCAGACCGGCATATAGTCAGCCTTTCTAAAAACCCAATACAAGAGATTTTACGCCGTGGGTACGTTACAGAGCAGCCTATTATGGGAAAAGTGGTTGAACAATACAGTCATAGGGATGCTGGTTTCTTTGCATTTGATGCACATGACCGTGATTACTTTGAAAAGATGATTGGTCCTGCTCAACAGTAGACCACACCAGGAAGTCCCACACGGGGCTTCCTGGTCAACTAAATATATGTTTAACCCATTAGGAATCACCACATGCAACACTTTATCTCAGGTTTACCGCGCTCTGGCTCGACTTTACTTGCGTCTATTTTACAACAAAACCCCAAATTTCATACTGATATTGCGTCACCATTGAATGCAATTGTTGAACAGCACCTTCACACAGAAACCTATGGTTTCAATAAGGTTATCACACCAGAAAAAACTAAGAAATTGATTCAAGCAGCGTTTGATGTTATTTACGACGACGTTGATAAAGAGGTTATTTTCGACACAAACCGCTGCTGGACTGGTAAATTGGAAATCATCCACGACATTTTCCCGGACGCAAAAGTTATTTGCTGTGTACGTGATATCAAAAGTATCCTAAACTCATTCGAGCATGTGTATAGAAACAACCTATACGACGGCGCTTCGCATATGTACGACCCAGGTGCACAAACAGTATACGCCCGTGCACAGTGCCTTGCGCAACCGTCTGGTGTATTAGGTGTAGGTTTGACCTGGTTGAAGCAAGGTATCCATTCAGCGTTTAAAGATATGATGTACATTGTCGAATATGATGATTTAGTTGATGACACTGAAGCTGTTATTGATAGTATATACACATTGCTCGAGTTAGAACCATTTGAACATGACTTCACTGACTTAAAGAATATTGCAAAAACTGAATTGGTTGACAATGAACTATCGTTACCTGGTTTACACAATATTCGAAAAAGTGTGAGTCGTGCAGAACTACCTAACTATATTCCACACGATCTAGCGGCATCGTTTGAGCATATGGAATATTGGCGTATGGTTGATTAACTAATTAGTTGAGACAAGCCCGCCGCTCGGCGGGCTTGTCTGTTAAGGATCTAAATTAAAACCCCAAAACGCATGAGAGTAATGGCCCTCGAAGGCTTTAAGCCATTCCACACCGTCCCAGCGATATTTGATACCAGTTCGTAAGTTTTGGATACATGGATTACCGCTACCAACTCCCGAACTCCACACAGTAACCCACATACTCCCGTTCCATTCGATCAGCGAATCTGCGTGTATGACTGGGTCACTACCATCCAAATTTTTCCAGGCATCTGGACCGTCATAGTTTACTGCCCCGGTATTTTCACTAGAATTCACGGATTCTAACATCAAATATCGAATACCAGTTGGTATGTTAACTTGACTACCAAACACCTCGACCGGATTGAATTTATACGGGTCAATAATAGCATCGATCGTACCACGCGCACTAACCCCATTTACGGTGCTTGGAATAACTGTATTTGATGGGACTGTATCTTGGTCAAACGTAACTAATATAATAGTCGGGTCAATGTCGTATATCTCGAACGTACCAACCATGTCAAATCCAGTCGGTTGTTTAAAGTGGACTTGACTCAATTGGGTTTTGTGACCAACCGCTTCGACAATCGCGTGCCAGTTAACGTGAGAATCAACCGCCGTTAATTCGTAAGTATATGGTCCGTGATCAATTGATTTAAATAATGCAGTACTGAAGTTTAGAACATCAGTTCTTAATTGAATATGAGCGGATTTCTGGTCGAATATTAGTTGGTCTATGTTAACAAAGTCGCCTGTTTCGGTAAACACATTAGCGATAACTGATTGAACAACCCCAAGTTTCTTGACTTTTGCCGGTGGTGATATCCATATAGGGATCGTGAATTCCAGACTACAAACGTCAATCTCCGATTCTAACCCCTGTGGTATTTGTCTGGAGCTAAACGTAATATTTTTCATATTAACCACCGATAGGCTAGTCCAATCAACAAAATTATCGGTTGTTTGTAACTCCAGTGTTGGGTTGAATAACATCAGTATTTGTTCAATAAGCTGAAGTTTTTGGTCGGTGTTGCTTGTCCACAAATCGGTTTTCATAGTCAATGTATATGGGGACGGCATTAACCGTTCCACGGTGTAGTTACCACCTTGTACGTTAGCGTATTCAGTTGTGTCACCTGTACCGGTGTAATTGCGCTGTCTGATATTTACTTTACTAACGAATGTAGAATCGGACGTTCGATCTCTATCCATTTCCAATCCAGTTATATAGCACCCGAATCTCGGAACCGTTGACAATTTATTTTCGGAGTTGTCTTTTATTATACTAGCGACCTGTCGCGTCATATCACCATACATCACAGGGACATGTCGATCTTCTATAGTAGAACCACCAGTCCGGTATTTGAAACCAATGAATATACGCATGAACTGAGTAACGTACCGTCTTATTTGACCATCATAGGTAATGTCCATTGTTAATCAGCCTCCGGTCTTAATGCTTTTGATAAACTTTGTTTTTCTTTGATCAGATGTCCGTCAATCATAGCAGTTGCGTCGTTGTTTATAAACGTACCTTTTTGGTTTTGTCTAACTGGTTTCCCGGCGAATTCGTCACCGATACCAGTATCACTATTACCAAAGTTGTTAACATTCATCCGCACAGAATCTTCTATTTTGATCCAGCGAAGCCCGTCAAATTGGAATAATCGTTTCGGTTGGTAGTCTGTCCTTAAACAGAATTGACCGTTCACTGGTGCAATAGGGAATGATATACCAGCTGTGAACTGAGCCCCGTTTGGTGGTAACCCGTCTCCAGTTAAGTAACCAGAATAACCATTTAATGTGTTTGGTGCCATTGCGGTTGGTGACACTGAGCCAGTGTAGCCAGTTGGGTTTTGAAACACCATTGACGCAGTTGTGCCAACGTATATCGGGTCACCATTTGCATCGAAACTGAGATTACCGGCGGTATCGGTTGCCTGTTCTTGTGCTGAAATCAAAGTATCCCCGTAACTAGCTGATGCAATTTCGACTAAACCGTATTGGTCTTGTCTCATCACATAGAAGTTTTCTGTTGAGTAACCGCTCATCGGAAGATCCTTATCAGCCTGGTCTAATATGGCGTGTGTTATTTGCATTTCTTTTTCATAGGTTGACATGATATCCCGTAACGTAAAATCACTATCTTCATCCGCCAATCCGTTTAATATATCCTTAAACTCTTGGCTATCAACAAGCGGTTTACACTTTGCTCGGTATAAATGCGGGTACCACACAGCAGAAAACCCTTGACTTGCTCGACTGACTTCTTCCACAACGTAGAACCGTTTTAACGCAAACTGCAGGTCATTGAGTGCGTACTCATCTTTCAAGTGCGGCAATTCAATAACGTCACCCGATATCATTTTCCGGCCAAGTTTTTCTACAGTATCATTGATGTGAAAGCTAATGAAAATAGTATCATTCTGCAAAAACAACCCAAACTGACTTAAATTAAAATCAATATCTTGTACGTTATAATGTCCACGTAACACATAAACGGATGGGTCGTATTTTCTATCACGGTTTTCCAAGAAAAGCAAATCTTGTATATGGGTTGGGTCATCAGTTGAATAGACTGGTGTGGTCGGAGTGACTTCAACCGAATCTCCAGGACCAAGATACCGATGGACAAGTACATCTACCCCACCAACTTGGAACATTTCCCAGATGTTTTTATCTATAAATCTGTAATCACTGCCCTTCTCAGGTCGGTAGAGTGAAAGTCTCGGCACGCGCATCTCCTTTAATGATATTTAGGCGATTTTAAGCCTAAATACCAACATGAATACTATAGATACTACAAAACAAACAGTATACGACTATTGCCGAGTGATGTTAGGTGATGGGATGGTCGATGTTGAATTAGACCCAATTCATTACGAGACTGCATTAAATCGAGCGTTGGCGACATTTAGACAACGCAGTGACAATGCCGTTGAGGAGAGTTATGCGTTCTTGACATTAACAGAAAGCCAAAATACGTATATCCTTCCACAAGAAATTCAACAAGTTCGTCAAATCTTTAGACGTTCCGTTGGTTCTCGGACTGGTAATGGCTCGGGTGGTACCGTATTTGAACCATTCAATATGGCTTACACAAACACTTACTTACTAAGTTCGACTAATATGGGTGGTTTATTGACCTATGAATTATTCGCGCAATATCAAGAATTAGTCGGTAAAATGTTCGGTTCTTATATCGCATTTACCTGGAATGCACAATCTCGTAAGTTGTTTATCGAACAACGACCACGCGGCGAAGAAGAAGTTATGTTACATGTCTACAATACTAGACCAGATGGCGCAATAATTACAGATACATACGCCGGTCAATGGATTAAAGATTACACTCTTGCGAATTGCAAGATAATGCTTGGTCAGGCTAGAGAGAAGTTTGCAACTATCGCGGGCCCTCAAGGTGGTGGTACACTCAACGGTGCCCAATTGAAAGCTGAAGGCAATGCTGAAATTGAGAAGTTGATGGTCGATTTGACTACTTCGGTTTCTGGCGGTGTGGGCTACTCATGGATCATCGGGTGATTTGCCTATACAACGATAATAGAACCGCCAATGAACTCACCTATGAAAACCCGACTATCTGATTTCGTGGATTATCTATTAGTTTACACACATCCAAACATCTGATACAATATTTTAATTTAATTTAGGATATTTTGATAATGACAAACAGGCACGTAATAGGTATAGTTGGAAATATTGGCTCTGGTAAAGACACAATCGCCCAATATTTAACCCAATTCCACGATTTTACTCAACTAAGTTTTGCTAGTTCATTAAAAGACGCGGTTGCTAATGTATTCGGTTGGGAACGCGATATGTTAGAAGGCAGTACCACCGAATCAAGAGAGTTCCGTGAGATAGTAGACCCATTCTGGGCTAAAAGATTATCGATGCCACAGTTAACTCCTCGGTGGGTACTTCAGCAATGGGGTACTGATCTGGCAAGAAAGCATTTTCATGATGATATTTGGATTGCCAGTCTTGAGAATAAGATCAGTAAAACGCACGCGAATATAGTAATAAGTGACTGCAGATTCCCGAATGAGATACAGACTATACTAGATATGGGTGGTAGTATTATACGAGTTCAGCGCGGAGCGCTGCCAGAATGGTACCCAGATGCGGAATTGGCAGTTGCTGGCTCTAGTAATAGCGCTGCCCGATTAACAGCTATTAATATACACAACAGCGAATGGGCTTGGGTCGGTGCTAAATACGATGCTCTAATATATAACGATGGTTCAGTTGACGATTTGCATTGCGCAGTTGACGAGTTCATTCACAAATAGTACACACACAAATGCCCAGGAAGCCTATTATCACGAGGCTTCCTCGCAGTCATACCAATACCACGCGAATAATAGCCATTTCAGCAAACCAGCTAAATACTCCTAGTAAAACTACATTTAGGAGATTAAACGTATGGCAATGCAATCACCCGGCGTAGAAGTAACAGTTATCGATGAAAGTTTTTACACACCTGCTGCTCCAGGTACTACGTCGTTAATTGTTCTTGCCACAGGACAAAACAAAACAAATGCTTCATCAACAAATATCGCATCATATACAACAGCTGCGACTGCTGGTAAAGTATTCAGAATCACAAGTCAAAAAGAATTAGCTGATTTTTATGGTATTCCATACTTTGAAGCGACATCAACAGCCGCCGTGCATGGCGGAGAACGAAATGAATACGGCTTACTCGCAGCGTATAGCATTTTGGAAGTTAGTAATTCGGCGTTCATCATTCGTGCTGATGTTGACTTAGACCAACTAGTAGGTCGGGATACTGCACCAGGTGCATTACCAACCGACGGTGCTTGGTGGGTTGACACGAAAACCTCAGTTTGGGGTATTCACGAGTGGAATGGCAGTTCGGCAACCGTCAATGGTGGTCAGAAATTCAGTATCAAAACACCGCGTATTTTAAATGACGCAACTTCAAGCAACATCAACTCAGATGGAAGTCCAAAAGCGATTGGTGCAATTGGTGAATATGCGTTAGTGTTTGAGACAGTAAACGGGTCAGGTACCTTTGACGCGTCTAAAGAAAATGCTGTTCTTTGGTACAAATCAGCCGGTGGTACATTCGCAGCTGGGGCCGCAGTTAACCCAGGTGATTGGGTTGTCGTTGGTAGTCAAGAATGGGCTGCTAGTTTCCCGGCAGTTCAAGGTACAGCACGTGCAATCATCACAAGCGCAATGGTATCTAAAACGATCACGATCAATGGCATTGACGTCACCGTACCAGACACTACATTAGATAACCTAGTAACCGCAATTAACTCAGCGAACATCAAAGGCATCACCGCTAAATCAGTAAACAGTTCATTATATTTGTATACAGACGGCGCCAACGACAGCAGCATCGGTGATTCATCATTGAGCAACGCAATTATCATTGCTGCTGGAACAGCTACCGCAATTCAGATTAGTGCGCAATTAAACATTACGGTTGGTACCTATTACGGACCAGCGTTACAACAATCACCGCATACCATTGTTCCAGAATGGAAAATAACCGACACCGTATCCGCAAACAACTACCCATCTGGTCGTCGTCCAAGTGGATCAGTCTGGGTTAAAACATCCCCGGTAAACTCAGGTGCCCGATTGCGTGTAAAACGATACGATGCAGCAACTACATCGTGGGTTGCACACGACGCACCGATGCATACTTCATCAGCTGCCGCGTTATATGGATTGGACCGTACATTAGGTGGTATTAACATACCAGTAAACACGCTGTTTACTCAAGTTAATGCAGCCGAAGACACTGGTTGGGATATTACCCCACAAACTGCGAAATTTAGAGTGTGGCGCCGAGCAGCATCTGGTAGTACTCTTATCACATCTGCAGTATTATCAGCGACCACAATCGGGTCTGGTACAATTTCATTCAGCATCGCAGAAACTGCAATTGGCGTGGCAACATTAAAACCAGCTAAACCAATTACATTCACCGCGACTAATTCTTTTCAAGACGTTATCGACTTGGTTGATGCAATCAACGGCGCTGGGTTTGAATATGTACAAGCAGCATTCACTGCCGAAAACCGATTACAAATCTTTCACGTAGCTGGTGGTGATTTTAGAATCTCTGATTTCTCACAAGTGATTACGAAATTGTTCACTGTATTCAATATTAACACTGGGTTAGGAACTGCTAATTTTTATGATGCACCGGTACCACTCGGCCAACCCACTGACAATCAGTATGTTGCATCGAACTGGCAACCGTTGGCAGTTCGTGATTTTGCTGCAGCCGGTACTGAACCATTGACTGCACCAGCAGATCAACAAATGTGGTATGATACGAAAATTTCAGAAGTTGATATTATGGTACACAATGGTAGAGCATGGGTTGGTTATAGAAGCGAAACCGCACCATACTACGATGTCACTAGAAAAACAGTTGCACCTATCGTAGCAGCATCAAATCCATACACAATCGATACACGAACCGGCGATTTATGGGCTTCAACCGCGGACACTGAAAACTATCCAACGATTTATCGCTATAACAGCAATTTGGGTGGGGCTGCTGCTTCTGAAAAATGGGAAAAAGTTGATGTAACTGACCAAGAAACAGAAACCGGTATTTTGTTTGCTGATGCACGTTACGGCGATGCTGGTAATACAGGTGACACGGCTGCTTCGATCGAACTATTACTATTGTCTAATTACTTAGATCCAGACGCACCAGACCCTGCATTATACCCAAAAGGTATGCTATTGTGGAATTTGCGCAGAAGTGGTGGGAACGTCAAACGTTTCAAGAAAAACTATTTCACTGTCGGTCAGGATAATACGCGTTATGACAAAGACAATTCACCGCTCGGTCATGCATGGCAGTCTGGTGAAAGTATGGACCAATACAACTTAGACCGTTGGGTTACCGCAAGCGTTAACCACGAAGACGGCTCTGGTACATTCGGTCGTCACGCACAACGCAGTGTTGTTGTTCAAGCATTGTCGGCTGTTATCCAAACAAGCGACGAGTTGAAAGACCAAGAACGTAGAAACTTTAACTTAATCGCATGCCCTGGATACCCAGAAGTGATGATGGAAATGGTTAATTTAAATATCGAACGTGGTTTGACCTCATTTGTCATCGGTGATGTCCCATTGAGATTACCATCAGACGCAACTTCGTTGACTGCATGGGCTACCAATGAAAAAACGGTACTGAATAACGGTGATGCTGGTATGGTGACTTACGATGAATACTTAGCGGTGTTCTATCCAGTCGGTTATACAACGAACCGTGATGGCGCAAGCGTAGTCGTACCATCTAGTCACATGATGCTGAAAACCATCACACTGAGCGATAATGTTTCATATCCATGGTTTGCACCAGCTGGTACACGTCGCGGTGGTATTACAAATGCATCGTCAGTCGGCTATATCGATGCGGTGACTGGTGAATTCCAAACAGTTGCACTGAACGAAGGTCAACGTGACACATTATATCAAGCGCAAGTAAATCCAATCACATTCTTTACTGGTGTTGGTCATGTTAACTTTGGGCAAAAAACCAGAGCT